TGTTGTCATTGTTGGTAACAAAGGTCGTTCTAAAATCAAGTATCGTTTCTGCGATCCAACTATGATTGTTACGGCACCAGAGAAAGAATTGCAGGTACCAAATCCTGAGATTACTTTCACTTTGACCGCAGAAGATTTGGATTGGGTACTACGTGCAGCTAACGTATTGTCTTCACCACAAATTGCCGTTGAATCTGATGGTACCAAAATCAATTTGGTTACACTAGATACAACCAATGACTCAGCACACACAGATTGCCTTGAACTTGGTGATGGCAATGGCAGTAAATACAAGATGATTTTCCGCACAGAAAACATTAGCAAGGTTATGCCTGGTGCTTATGATGTGAATATTTCTTCAAAAGGTATTTCACATCTACGCCACAAGGGCAAAGATTTGCAATATTGGATTACTACCGAGGCCGGATCAAAGTTTTCCAAAGAATAAACACAACTAAATAATAAGTTACATCATGTAACGGCCTAAAGAAAAACGATAGTGACCCTATGCAGTATTTTTAGGATATCAACTTAACAATTAGCTGAACGCTATTAGAAAGACACTCAATGTATAATGACAATTTATTTCCACCTAATGATTTAGAAATTTTTGTGGAAAATTCAGTTGCAGATATTTCACACCAAAAAACAATAATTGAATATAATAAATTACCTATTAAAGGAATTTATAAAGATTCATCAAAAAAAGAACACGATTTATTTCCAGATTTGGTTAATAATGAGTTTCTATTTGTTGACCATTATTCAAATAAATCAAAATCAGACATAACTGAAACTTGGCCAGATGATTGTGACTATTCATTTTATCCACACATTGATGATATAATTGATGATATCATATCAAATCCTAAAAAATATATTGGTAAAAATATTACTGTAAGGGTTGATAGTGATATGATTTATTCATCATCTAAAAAAGAACCATTCAATGGATATGACCGACCAGAAGATGTTGATTACGAAGCAGTAACTCAAAATTTAAGAAAAAGTGATTTGAATGGTGAAGAAAGAGGATTTATCTCCGCAGATTGTCCTACATCCAATGCATATGTTCGTTGGCACTATAATAAATCTAAAAAAGTAAATGGACTAACTATTGTAAAATATATGGGTAATCACCGTTTCGCTTTAAAGAAAAGAGCAAATGGTGGTGAAAAAGTTGAAATATTAATAGTGTTACATTTTCATCCACTTAATTATGATGATTGTTTAGAAGACTTTATGGTTCGTGAAAGTGATGGCCATCACACCGATGCTCAGGACCGAAAAGGACAAACTGAAGACCAAAGAGCATATTCTGGATACAAAGCCAAAAAGAAAGAATATGTTGAGTTAATTAACTTATTAAAAGAACTTCAAATTGATTATTGTAAAATTCTCCAACAAGAAAAATTATTAATTGATGTTGATAATACACCATCACTATCTTCAATTCAAGGTATGAATGGTGGAATAAATTCTGGAATATTTAAAAAATATAGCCAAGAAATTATAAAACAATCTTTGAGTGTTTGTAGATATATTTCAGTTCATCACACACAAAAAGAATCTTTAAAAGTTATATCTCATTCAGCGGTAATGTGTTTTGCTAATTTATATTATTACTTTACTACAGAAATGGGAGACCAAACTCCATTATTGACCAAAAAACAATTGACTGATTTTTTGATTGATAAATTTACTATACCAGGAAAATGGTCTAAAATTACAAAACTGGAAATATTAAATCAATCTGGTGGCCAAAAAGATTACAATGTGATTAATGCCACTAAACTTTTAAGAGAGTTGAATGATTATTATATTGACCAGATTCCTACTAAAATTGGTGGTAGAAGAAAAAATGGATTTGGAATGAATAATCCTGCAATAATGGCATTTTTTGGTTCTATTAATGATGAATTACAAAGAAGATTTGCCATAAGTGAGTCGGGATTATTGTATAAGTAAGTGAACAACATATGCCACTCTAGTTGGTGTTATATGTTATAATTATTTTTTATTATGAAAGAGGTGAGTTATGGAACATTTATTATGGACAGAGAAGTATCGTCCTAAAACTATTGAAGAATGTATTTTACCTGAACGGTTGAAAACACCGTTTCAAGAATACGTAAATCAGAAAAACATTCCCAACTTGTTATTGAGTGGCGGCGCAGGTGTCGGTAAGACAACTGTTGCCAAGGCCATGTGTAATGAGATTGGTTGTGACTACATTGTCATTAATGGTTCTGATGAATCTGGCATCGATGTGTTTCGTACCAAGATTAAGAACTATGCTTCTTCTATGTCTCTATCGGGTGGCCGCAAGGTTATCATTATCGATGAGGCAGATTATCTAAATCCGAATTCCACACAGCCTGCTCTTCGTAATGCGATTGAAGAGTTTGCAGGTAACTGTTCGTTTATTTTTACTTGTAACTTTAAGAACCGCATCATTGAACCATTGCACTCTCGTTGTGCCGTGATTGAGTTTGGTCTTATGAATGGTGAGAAGGCCAAGATGGCTGGTTCATTCTTCAAGCGAATTCAGTCGGTTTTACAAAGTGAAAAAGTTGACTATGATGACGCTGTTATTGCAGAATTAGTTAAGAAACACTTTCCAGATTTCCGCCGTATCATTAATGAGATGCAAAGGTATTCTCAGTTTGGTAAGATTGATTCTGGCATTCTTGTTCAGATGGGTGATGTTGAGATTTCAAACATCGTCAAGTTCATTAAGGACAAAGACTTCGGTGCAATTCGTAAATGGGTTGCTACAACTGAGATTGATGCTGCAACATTGTACCGTAAATTGTATGATGGTCTGTATGACGTTTTGAAACCACAAAGTATTCCTCAAGCAGTTATCATTATTGCTGACTATCAATACAAACAAGCATTCGTGGCTGATCCTGAGATTAACACTGTGGCTTGTTTAACTGAATTGATGGTAAGTGTGGAGTTCAAATGAGTAAAGATTTTGAAGTACATCCGATTGGTACTGCTAATGAAATTAAGTTGTCTCGTCAACTTAGTTCCGCAATCGAACAAATTACACATCAGTATGGTGACGGCATCGTTCCTAATTCCGTGTTCAAAGCATACAAAGAATTGACTGACTATTATGCCGTGCAGATTGAGATGGAAAATGAATGACCTTTTTAGACCAACATTAGACTGGATTGCAGATGACTACAAAAGTAATAGAGTTCGTTTTTGTCTTGAGGTCCTTGCTTGGGCTCTTAGTATTGGTTGTTCTATCACTATGGCAATCACCGTTCCAACACCACCTCTCTTGGTTTTATACCCAATCTGGATTGTTGGTTGTTCTATATACGCTTGGTGCGCTTACAACAGGCGTTCCTTTGGTATGTTGGCTAATTACCTCTTGCTTACCACAATCGACACAATCGGATTAATAAGGATGGTAGTATGAGTCCGTTTGATTATGTAAACCAAATTCTACAAGGAAAGAAACAGTTAATTGTTGATGATGTGACTGAATCTGAATACGTTCCGTTTTTGGTCAATCGTTCGCTGTCATATCAAATTGATTGCGTATCATATGCGAATGAAATGAACCGCAGGTCATTCATCGACAAGAAACTACAGAATGATTTTTTGTTAAACACTATTCGCTCAAAGAAAAGACCGTTTGTAAAGTGGGCTAAGTCTGATAAAAGTTCAGATATTGACGCAATTAAATTTCATTTCGGTTTTTCTGACATAAAAGCACTCGAAGCACTCCGCCTGTTGACCGATGAACAAATATATCTTTTGAAAGAAAAAATGTCCATTGGAGGACTAAAAAATACTAAATAATATTAACTAATATTGTGAGGTGTTTATGCAAATAATAAGTAGAGAAGAAGCAAAAAAACAAGGTTTCTTTAGATATTTCAATGGTAAACCTTGTAAAAAAGGACACATATCTCAAAAATATGTTTCAAACATGGGATGTGTAGAATGTGCTAATATCAAAAATAAATCTTTGGATAATAGAAAAATACACAAAGAGAAATATGAAGAACTTGGATTGAAGTTTATAAAATCTATGTGGTGGAGGGCTAAGAAAAGGTCTGAGAAAACTGGTATAGAATTTAATATAGAGTTGGATGATATCAAAATACCAAAATTGTGTCCAGTATTTGGTTTTGAATTTGAAGTCGGTGTCGGTAAAGGTCCAACAGATAAGTCACCATCATTGGATAGGATTGATAATAGTAAAGGATATGTAAAAGGCAATATACAGATTATATCGTTCAAAGCTAATCGTTTAAAGAATGATTGTGATATAGTTGATATTGAAAAATTGTTATGTTATATGAAATTATTAAAACACTAAATACCATAAGGTCTAAGAAAAGACCGTTCGTAAAGTGGGCTAAGTCTGATAAAAGTGAAGATATACAATGCATTAAAACCGTCTATGGTTTTTCTGATACGAAAGCACTTGAAGCACTCCGCCTATTGACTAATGAACAAATCCAACAATTAAAAGAAAAAACCGGTATCGGTGGATTGAGGAAATAATATGGTAGATTTAAACAAGTTTGTTGAGGTTAAATTAAAGCAAGAGGATGATTTTTTAAAGGTACGTGAAACATTAACCAGAATCGGTGTTTCTTCACGTAAAGATAAGATTTTGTATCAGTCATGCCACATTTTACACAAACAAGGTAAATATTATATTGTACACTTCAAAGAATTATTCCAATTGGATGGCAAACCAACCGATATTACAGAGAATGATATTCAAAGAAGAAATGCAATTGCAAGATTATTAGAAGAATGGGGTTTGGTGAAAGTTTCTAATCCAGAATTGATGGGTGATAACATTGCACCATTACACCAAATCAAAATCATCTCTCACAAAGAGAAAGATGAATGGAATTTGGTACCAAAATACAATATTGGTAAGAAGATTACACCACAGTAAGTAAATATATTATGAAACAAGTGAAAGAAAAAGTTGATAAGTTGAAAAACATTTATACTGGTGAGGTGGTGTACACCAGTAATTTGTTTGAGAAAAGACAAGACAGTACAATGACATTTATCCAGGTATACAAAGCAGAAAATCCACAAAGAAAATACTTTGTG